GTAAGGCAGCGGCATGATGGCTTGGCGGATGTCCATGCCGCCAGTTTTGATCGATGCGCCGCCACCGGGCGGAACACGGAAGATGTTGGTGTTCTGGCGCAGGCCCTGATCAGAGAACAGGAATCCCGGGAAGTTGGCATACATACCCGCATCCAACAGCTCTCGCCAAGCGGCAGTGATTGCGTTGGTCGTGTTGCCGAGGATATTCAACAGCCCAATGTCATAAAACCCAAACCCAGGAACAAATGTGTACTTGACGAAGTTGGCTTTGGCCTCTGGCAGATCGTTGTCGTCTTCGTCATAGTTGCGGACGATTGACAGGACCTCTTTGGTCGTCAGATCAATGGTGACACGGTACGGGATCTCGAGGCCGGTTTCTTTGCTTTTGATCTTGTGCTCGAACCCAGGAAGGTCCAGCTCGCAATAGCACTCGTAGATCTCGCGATCGCGATCTTCCGGCGATGCATCATCCTGAGCGATACCCTGCTGGCTCCTTTTCTCACGCTGCACAGAGTCGAGCTTTGCCGGCGACGGTGTCGACAGTTCAATGTCTCGGTACACACCGAGGATTTGCAGACGCTTCACGACCGAAGGGCGCATCATGACACGGTGCGTGATCCGTTTGGCATTGCTCAGGTCGGTCGCTGCATTATTGACGATCAAGTCGTCAGCATCAACGCTCTCGCTAACCGGACGATTGCGCAATGGGCAGAAATACACCTTCTTGAATGCGGTGCCGCCAAATCCGAGCATGAGCAACATGCGGTCGGTATCAGGGTAATATTCCTTGGCTGTGCTGGTGAGATAATGGTTCATGTCCCGTTCAAGGGCATTGCCCAGCTGATCCTCGGCGAGGTCCGCATTGTTGTCGTCGTTGCGGATCTTGACCGGACCATCCGTGGGCAGCATCTCGGAGCGCGCATTGGCCTGAAACCGCAGCACAGCCTCCAACAGCAGCGGATGGCGCACGCGGCTCATACCCTCAACTGGCGCACCGTCAGCGGATCCGCCAATGCCTGGGATCTCGATCTTCAGCCCGAGCAGTCGCAGTCCGGTGGAACGCTCCTCAACCCACTCCTGACGCGACGACTGGTCCTGATCGATGCCACGGATGAGCTCGTCGGCAATCGAGTAAAGGTCCGTGTCCGGGATCTCTTCAGCGAGGTTGCGGAACCAATCGCTCTTGTCGTCACGCTTGGCCGCAGGATTGATCGGTCGGCCATCGAGGCTGATTGAGATGGAGCCGTCGCCATGCTCGATCTCGAGCACATTGCCCTTCTGGTCCATCTTCGGCTTGTCAGGATCCTCACCAAGCATTTCAATGAGAATATCAGGGAGGGCCGGAGCTTGCTCCTCCTGATCATCAAGACGAAGATTGGGCACAAGACCGGGAGTCATTGGCATTGGTCGGATCCTTCAGCGCTAAGTTTTTCTATCTCTGCGACGAATTGGTCAATGCAAGACATCGCAGCGTCTTTCTCACTCAGCGCAGCAACCACATAATTCCGCGCATGATCGTGGGGCTTTTCGCCGCAAACGTCAACAGAATACTTGCCATCGTCTCGAAGATCGACAGTCGCGTTGCAAAGGACTCGCTGCATGGTCACACCGGGTAAAGAGGCTCTGGAGGTTTGCCTTGATGGCGCATTGACTCGTGAACTGAGTGGGTGATCTCTTCGGAACGCTGGAGCATGCCGGTCGTGCGCAGATGGCTCAGGGCCATTGAGACAGTGTCGGTCAAGTCGTCATGCTTGGCCTTCGGGAACATGCCAGTCTGAACGAGCACCTTTTCTGCCCATACGCGATCGGGCGCATAGATCAATCCTTCAGAGAACATATGCTGAATGGCGTACACTCTCGAGCGTTTGTCGACACCCTTTGGATCGACCAGCTGCACGGCGAAGTCCGACGAGCTGAACAATCGGCGCAGCTCCTGCGAGACCGAGTGGCCAGCAGCCTTGTTCTCGATTAGCAGCCGGTCCAGCTTGAACTTCTTAGCGGTCTGTGCGACCTTCTCGATCAGCTGCGGGAACTCGAGCCATTCCTCCCAAGCGTACAGCATGATGATCTTGGGCGCTGACGAATGGCTGGCGGACAGGTTGAACTTGACCTGTGCTGCCTCGTCGAACCGGCTTGCATGGTCGGCGATGTTGATCAGGCCATTGTCACCCTTGCGCTTCATCGGGCGATTGGTTGCGAAGTTGTCGGTGTATGCAGTGCGGTCACCAGAGAACACTCCCCACACAGTCATGGCCGATGGGTCGTTCTCTTGCTTCTCAGTGTACGAGGTGTCGAGCGAGCCGATGATGTAGTCGCAATCAGGGAACACGTCGCTGTCCCAGAGCTTCCACCAATCACGCTTGATGATGCCGCCACCCTTGACTTCTGGGCGCTGCTGGAGCTGGCCGGCAGCCGCAAAGGGTCCGAGGGTCCGCTCGAGCAGGGCGACTTCCTTCTCGCCGAAACGCTCTGGCCAGAGCAGCTCGCCTTCGCGTTCACGGAGGACAGCAGCAGCCTCTGCCGAGGCGGGCACGCGCATCCCATCCGGCAGCACCGTGACCAGCGGCACACCGTCATCGTCGCAGCCACGCGGATCGTCCCAACCAACGACAGTGTGGGTGTGGCGCTCCATCTCGTAGCGCATGGGCAGCATCAGGTGCGTCCAGTCGCCAACGTCCTTGCTCAAGACGTGCCCGGTCAGATCGTCCTCTGCCAGTCGCTGCTGGATGATGATGAAGGCACCGTCGCGAGCATTGTTGAGACGTGTGCTCAGCGCAGTGTCCCACCACTCAATGGTCGTGTTGATCGTCGCCTCGCTGAATGCTTCCTGCGCAGCATTCGGATCGTCCACAATAATGATGTTGCCGCCTTCACCCGTCAGCGTCGATCCGACAGAGGTGCAGAGCCGCGAGCCGGAGCGATCATTGTCGAACCGAGTTTTGGTGTTCTGGTCGCTGGTCAGCTTGAACCGATCGCCCCAGTATTTGCGGTACCATGGCGACTCAATGAGACGACGACACTTGACCGAGTCACGCAGCGAGAGGCTCTGGCTGTAGGACGCATGCAGGAACTGCACGCCAGGACCACTGGTGGAACTCTCCCATCGACGCGCCCACGTCCATGCCGGCAGAGAAACGGACGTCAGTGAGCTTTTAGACATGCGAGGCGGGATGTTGACGATCAGACGCTTGATGTCGCCGTGGATGACTGCCTCGAGATGATAGGCCACAGCCTCCAGCGCCATGCCATCCATGAACGGCGATGGATCGAAATAGCGCCAGCCGCCCTTGAAGAAGGAATAGAAATCCTCCTCGTAGTTCATGCGGTTGGCTTCGTCCAGCAAATCCTCGGTGGAATAATTGCGCAGAAGCGAGTCAATGTCCTGCCGAACGTTCATTCGTCAATCTCGACAGCATATGAGCTAATTGTTTTGGGCGCAGCTCGCATCTGCTCGATCAGCAATGTGCGCAGCTCCTCGCGAGCCTCAGAAGAAAGCCTCGACAGATCAGGCTTGACCGAATGCGTGACGGTCGCGTCGATCTGGTTCATGATCTTTGTGCCATACTTCTTTGGCGAGATCTTGCCCACATGCCATTGACGAGCGTCGATCTTGACTTTGGCGCGGTTTATGTCGATTTTCTCGTCGTCCGCGATCTCGACCATTTCATCAAAAAAGTAGTCAGTTTGTATCGTTCGCGCTCGCGCGTAGTGATCGAAAAGATCCTGATCGCTGCGCACCCAATTCATGAAAACTGAGTAATGCGGCTGGGTCTCTTCTTTGCATATTTTAGTTACAGCTTCACCATTCATCATCCTGAATAGTATGTCGTCAAATACCTCTTGGTCGATCTCTTTCGAAACGAAATTGCGATTGTGTGTGCGCTTTTTTGCCACTGTTTTCCCCTGCTAACAACAGCAGACAACGTAGCATTAGGATGCGCCAAAAGTTCGAAAAAGAAAAGCTACTAGTTCGAAGATCGTGCAGAACACCACGCAGAAAAAACAGAATTGAACAAAGCTCTGTCACTAACAGGCAGTTTGACGTAATGTTTGTAACCATGACGCCAGTTGCTAATGTATTGGGCATCAACAGCACAGGCCACAAAATCATCCGCAACAAGATCATATACCCCAATGAGCAATATAGACGCAATGCCAGCATCATTCAATTTGCGATGCCAAGCTATTTGCGCAGGGCGGACCTCACGCGGATACAACAAGCCATCTTTAATCGTCCCGATCTTCAACTCAATAGGAACAATGCGTCTATTAGCAACAATTTGCAGATCAGGTATGCCAATGCCTGATCCACGACGCGGTTCATAGCTTTCAACCCAGCCCAACCATTGCTTACGGAACCATTTCTTGAATTCTGATTCAGTCAAACACCACCTCCAGTCCAGTTTGATTCCATTTCCATTTTGACCCCCAATTCCCCTAACTCCTTACCTATCTCTCTCTCTCTCTCTCTCTCTCGAGAGTTTAGGGAATAGGGGGTAAGAATGGAAATGGAATCAAAATGGAAAATCACAATTAAACCTTGTTTTGTTGTGTCGCTCCAGCAACTTGCCAAGGTTTCCCAATCCAACACCGAAAGTCCATCATCCATCGACCATGATCAAATCACCCTCTGTACCAGCACACCAACGCAGCCAGCACAAAAAAGATGACCGAAGCACCAATCAACCAGACAGCGACGATTATTGGCGCAAAAACGAGAAAATCAATCACGGAATTTCCCTATAATTGCGACAAGTCCCAAGCCGATTGCCATCACAACGATGGCGGCGAAAATGAACGCCGGAAACAGCAGCGCCTCAATCATCAGAGGTCTCCATTTTTGTGGGAACGATAGAAAGACACGGCCAGTTCGATCGCGATGTACCAGACCACGGCAGCGAGGGGAAGCATGATCAGCATTGCCAGCACTTCAATCATTGAAGAAATCCTTCCAAGCCATGCGACAAACGACAACCGCCGCAACCCAAACCATGATTACAAACGGGATAGCAAAAGCCAGATAAAGATATTCAATCATCACATTTCTCCATTTTTGTAGGATTTATACATCAGAAACACCAGACACAGCGCCATCGCCCAGATCACCGCAGCGATCGGGAACAACAGCACTGCCACGAGGAATTCCACCATTTTCTTTCTCCTTCAGCTGACGCCGCAGCTCATTGCGCTGTTGCCTTGTGTTGTGAAGCTTATTTTGAAGATGCCGCACACTGTCTAGGGCGCTTGCGAGTCGCCGTTCGATATACTCAATGTGCGCCGCCGCCCTCCGGCTCGCCTCGCAGCCATCAGCATCAGCCAGTTGCCGCAGGACAGCCTTGTGATCAGTTGGCCGCATGGCGCGGCCTCCCATTCTTGCGCGGAGGGGCACCGTTGCGCCGCGCGATCTGCCGAATGTACCCCGGCGAGCGCAGCCCGAACAGGAGCATGATCTCGTTCAGCTTGCGACCGGCAATGTAGTGCTGCGCGATCAGCTTGTCGCGTGCTGCGAGTGCCTTCATCTCATTTTCTCCCGAATGTTATGTTCGTCTCGGCCCTAATGTCTTGATTGCGCCATGTCCAGCATTGGCTGTCATCTTGAAAGACGACCCAGCATAAATCGAAATCGACCCCATAATCAATCAGGACATGTGCCATGCCTTTCCCTTTTGGCGTCACGACGGGCAGCGGCGGGTCAAGTCGCAGCATCATCGGACGCCTCCTCTGCAAGCGCGGCGTCGGCTTCGTCGCGAAAAAATCCCCAATTTCCGTCAGCGTCCGTGTCATACGCTGCAATCGCCCGCAGCGCTGCCCGCAGCCGCTCGATCTCGTCGCGCAGTTTTGCGTTTTCGCAGTTACGACATTCTGCGTTGGGAAATTTCATGCGCCAGCCGCACGTGTCGCACGGTTCCGCTGAGCCTTGCTCGATCAGCAACAAACGCTCAATCTCAGCAGCCGCTTCTTCACACATTGGCTTTTCGTCAAAGTTGGGATGAGTACCACGCAGCCGCTCGATCTCCTTGACCAAACCACGAAGCTCGTTCTTGTCAACCGGCCACGTCGGCCACGGATCCTTGCTCATCGCATCAAGATCAATCATTCCATCTCTCCTATTTATCATAATCAGCCAACAGGTGCCGCAAATTGCGGAAACAATCTGGGTGTTTGAGTTTGCGAATCGCCCTGCATTCAATCTGGTGGATGCGCGATGAGTTGACACCCAGCTCCTCCGCGACAGCCACCCTTGTCTTGGACTGCCTGAGCGTCAGCCCATAGATCAAATCAATGATGAGGGATTCTCTATCTGTCAGGAATTTCATCGCCTCCATGATCATCGATTGCGACTGGCGCTCGATCAGTCGATCTTCTGGCGTGACGGCCAAAGACCGCAGCGAGGCGACGAGGGGCTCTCCGTCCGGCGACACACGCATCAATTTCTCCCCTTTCAAACTTTGAGGGAGGGCGACCAGCACCCTCCCTCGCAGCGAGGATGCGTCACCCAGCCATTTCTAGCAGGGCGTCACGGACTTCGAGCTTCAGTCGGGACCGTTCGCCGAGCCAAGCATTGAACAGCCGCGTATCAGCCTTGTTGCCGGCTGAATGATCGGCCCAATGGGTGACAGCATTCAGCGTCCCCCAAGCA